CTGCACGTCCTGCGGCCCGCAGTGTTGAGCATCGAGAGCATAGACGCATTCGGGAAAGCGCCAGAGGAGCCGTTCTTGCAAGAGAACGATACGATGTTCTTCCAAGCCATGCTGGACGCCTTTTGGGATGCCGGCATGCGGCCATCAGGCTTGAAGCCGATGATGGACATGGAGAAGGCGCAGCTTCGCCACCTGAATGACATGCGGGCGATTGCGTTCGAGAAGATCGGCATCAAGAACCCGCCAGCATGAAAGCTGGGTATCGCTGGGGCGGTGGTGGCGCGCTGCCCCGCGAATAATGCTACATCTTGCGCCGTAAAGCGCAGGGGAGCATGAGCAGTTGGCCGACGTTGTAGAGTTTCCCGAAAAGCCAGAGCCGATGATTTGGGTGTGCAGTTGCGGCTGCACGTCGTTCTCGCTGCACAATGACAGTTGCGCCCGCTGCATGTCCTGCCACAAGGAAGCCGATGCGGGCGGCTGGGTGCCGAACCTCACCACGAACACGCAAGTCGAGGCGAGTACGTACGTCATCGAGCGGAACTACTCGTCTCCGCTGTTCACCCTGCAATCAGCAATCAAGAACATTGGCGAAGTCGTCTTTGCGGTCATCCAGTACGGATCGGGCCGGCAAGTGACGTGGAGCATGATCGAGAAGGGCGAGGCCGAGCAGACCAATTGGGCGCGCTTGAAGATGGATGACGCCACCCGCGCCGTGTTGAAGGAAGGAGCCTCCAAATGTCACTAGCCGACGGCAACGTGAAGAACGTCACGTTCACCCTGCTTTCGCAGATTTTGAAGTCGGAGCCGGATTTCTATGCCAATCGCAAGAAGGAAAAGCTCTACGAGTTCACCGGCAAGACTTTCCGGGGAGACCCGAACCGGGTTAACACCGCCTATCCCGACGAATGAGGCCGCAATGTCAGACATCTTGCCCTTCCTGAAAAAGCCTGCCGCACCGCGCCTCAATCGCAATGGCGCACCGCGCTTCAATCTCAAGGCGCACTACGAACACCCGGACCTTGGCGACGATCCGCGCCCTGACCCCATGGCGCGCGCGAACATGGCAATCGTCAAATGGGTCGGCGCGCTGTTGGAGCGCAGCTATCCCGGCCACGCCTGGCACGTTGAAGCGCAGATCGGCCAGCACGGTCGCAACGGCATCATCAAGCTTAGGCTGAACGGCATCATGCCGGCCAATCGCTGGTACGTGGTCAAGCTCTCCGACACGCTGACCGATCCGGGCGGAAAGCGCACGGTCTTGAAGGGCGCTGGCGAGTTGCTTGAGCGCTACAACCTGCCCCGCAACAAGTTCAACGTCGATGACTGGCGGATGGCGCTCAATGCCATGCCCGCGCAGGCGCGACTAACCGGACGAGGCCACCTTGCCCCTCTCATCGCCTGACACACGCTCCGCGCTCGAAGATGGGCTTGAGGCCTCAAAGGCCGTCAATGACAACGAGGCCGCAGCCTCTCCCGACATGCTGGATGACGCCGACTGGAAGAAGTTCTTCAAGGGCGCGCTGGATGCGGCTTCCGAGTACCAGAACAATTCGCTGCGCGCGCAATGGTCGCGCAACCTACGCGCCTACCAGTCGAAGCACCCGAACGGCACCAAGTACGATACGCCGAAGTACCGCAACCGCTCGAAGCTGTTCAAACCCAAGACGCGCATGGCCGTTCGCAAGAACGACGCCACGGCAGCCGCAGCGCTGTTTTCGACAAACGATGTGGTCAACATCACGGCCACCCGATCGAGCGACCCAGTGCAGAGCATGGGCGCGCGCTTCCTGCACGAAGTGCTGAACTACCGGCTGGATCGCGGCAACGAGGCAGGCCCGCCGTTCTTCATGACCGTTGTCGGCGCACACCAAGACGCCCAGTTGCAGGGGATATGCGTCTCCAAGCAATACTGGGAGTACGAGGAACTGACCGTCGATAGCATCGTCACACAACCTGTTACGGACGAAGCGACGGGCTTCCCGCTGCCGGGCGAGGATGGCAAGCCGCTCACGCGATCCGAGATTGTGCCGAAGAAGATCATCAAGGCCGATCGCATCATGATCGACAACATTCCCCCGGAACAGTCGTTCATCGACCCGACGGCAGACTGGCGCGATCCGATCCAGCGCGGCGCGTATTTCGTCGCCGGCTATCCGGTCAATGAGGGCGACTTGGAGTCGTGGGTAAGCCGAGAGGCATCGCGACCGCGCCTTGGCGGCGGCAAATGGCGCGACGACATCGACCTTGCCAAGATCAAGAGCGCCGGCAAGACCAACCAGCAGCGCGACACGCAAGGCGTGCGCCGGGCGCGTGAGACATCGGGGATCGATCGGTACGAGAGCCGGCACGCCTCGAAGGACAGCGACATCCTTTGGCTCTACGAGGTGTTCTACCGCTACGACGGCGAGGATTACACTTGGTGGATGCTGGGCGAGCATATCATCCTGTCCGATCCGCGCCCGACCCGTGAGGCCTATCCAGAGCAGAGAGGCGATCGTCCCTATGTGCGCGGCGTCGCCGCCGTCGAGGCGCACAAGGCGTTCCCAGCCGCCCCGGTCGAGACGTGGCAGCAGCTACAGCAGGAAATGAACGAAAACGTCAACCTGACGCTGGACGCCCGCAAGATGGCAATCTCGCCCATCACCAAGGTAAAGCGCGGGCGCAACATCGACCTCAAGCAAGTGCAGAACCGTGGCCCTGACTCGACGCTGATGGTCGAGGATGAGGACGATGTGACGTTCGACCGCGCGCCCGGCCCCGATGGCGGCGCGCAACAGGACATGAACAACCTGGCCGTTGATTTCGATGAGCTCGCCGGCGTCTTCTCCCCATCATCGGTGCAGACCAACCGCCAGCTTAACGAGACCGTGGGCGGCATGAACCTCATGTCGCAATCATCGAACGCCCTGACGGAGTTCGACCTTCGTGTGTGGGTCGAGACGTGGGTGGAGCCGGTGCTGCGCCAGTTGGTGCGCCTGATCCAGTATTACGAGAGCGACGAGCTTATCATGGCCGTGGCAGGCGAGAACGCCGGCCTTGTCATCGGCGGCGTCGTTCCCAAGCCCGGTATCGAGGACAGCGACCCGCAAGAGCAACAGGCGCAGCCGCAGGTGACGCTTGAGGAGGTCATGCAGTCGTTCGAGACGCTGCCCGTCACTGTCCGCGTCGATGTTGGCATAGGCGCGTTGGACTCGAAGCAGAAGGTCGAAAAGCTCATGGCGGGCGCGAAGTCCACCATGGAAATGACGCCCATCCTCGCTGCCGACGGATGCCGCCCCGATGCTGTTGGCATCGCAACGGAGCTTTGGGGCTTGCTGGGGTATAAGGATGTGTCGCGCTTCATCAAGAAGCTGACCCCGGAGCAGCAACAGCAAAAGCCCGACCCGGAGGAGATCAAGGCCGCAGCCGAAGCCAAGGCGCGCGAGCAGGAACACGGCTACAAGATGAAGGAAATGCAGGCCGAGTCGGAGCGCGCCAAGCAGGAACACGATTGGAAGCGCGAGGAGCATGACATGGCGCTCCGCTCCCGGCGCTCCGAAGCGATCGCGGCGCACAACCAAAAGCGCGGCGAGGTCGGTCTACCGCCGATCGATGACGGCGACACCGACAAGCTTGTGGAACAGGTGATGCAGATGCAGGCGCAGACACAAGCGCTGATCGCCAAGATGATCGAAACGCTCAACCAGCCCAAGAGCGTGACGATGCCGGATGGCCGGGTGTTCACCGCCAAGCCATCGACCATGAATTGAAGGGCCAGGCGATGACGTTCGAGGAGATAGCCAAGCTGGTCCTGCAACAAGAGGCGCAGACGCAACAGGCGTTGGTGCTTCTCATGCGCACGTTGACGGCTCCTAAGACCGTCACCATGCCCGACGGCAGAACCTTCACCACCAACCCATTGCGCTAAGGAGCAATACGAAATGGCGACATATGTGAAATACGAAAAGTTTGCCGAGGACATGTGGAACAAAATCCACGATCTGTTCGGCACCACGGACACGTTGAAGGCCCTGCTTTCCAACACCGCGCCCAACACCTCGACGCACACCGTTCGAGCCGACACCACGGAGCTTTCGACCGCCAACGGCTACACGTCGGGCGGCGAGGATACGCAAAACGACTCGACGCGCTCCGGCGGCACCGTGACGATGACGGGCGTCGATATCACTTGGACGGCATCTGGCGCGGTCGGCCCGCTCCGCTATGCCATCTTGTACAACGACACGCCTACGTCGCCGGCTGATCCCTTGATTTCCAACTGGGATTACGGCTCCTCGATAACGCTGGCATCGGGCGAGACGTTTACGCTCGATTTCGGCGCTTCAATCCACACGTTCAGCTAAGGAGGCACCCTCATGAAGTCATCACAGGAACGCGACGCCGTAGTTGAAGCGGCAGCCCGCACACTCGAAGGATTTCCAACATTTGCCGACCTACCGGAGACGAAGGTTGACGGCATAGACATTCCCACTTTGCGCCCCGACGATCCCGGCTTGTATGCGGCTGCCGTCTATGAAGCCGTGTCGCGAGGCACGATCCAAGGCCGTAGGGGCAATTCCATCATCGTGTCTGGCCGCAGGTGAGCCATGCAGGAAACAGGCCCGATCCCCGAATGCCCACGCATTGCGGTCTCGAAACTGCCCGATGGCATGCTGCCGCAGAAGTTCTTCGACGCGCTCGAACAGAACCAGAAGATCGACTCATGCTGCCGCCACCCGGAAAACCACGATATCGAGGCGTTCAAGTCGAACGCAGATGAGACCGTCCCCGATATCTACGTGTTCCACTGCACATGCGGGCGCAAGCATCGGCGCTTCATGGTGGGCGCGGGCGATGTTCGGCCTTGGTGGGAGGTGCGCTGATGGTGCGCCTCCTCTCCATCTACCGGCCAGGCGAGCCGATCGAGCATCGCGAAGTCGAGTTCCACGGCTCCATGGCGACGTTCATCGCCACCGAAATCAAGCCGATCTTCGGGGAGGACGTGGACGTTACGTCCGAGGAAAGCACTGACGGCGACGGCTGGCCTGCCCGCGCGTTTTACCCCAAGGGCGATGAAGAAATCTGGACGACGGGCACATACGTCATCGTTCCCGACCTCTAAGAACGGATAGACCGTGGCTGCAACAATTGTCCAAACTGCCAAGGGCACCTCGACCCTTGCCACGGTCACAGCGGCGTTTGCGACCGCGCCGACAAACGGCAACGTTGTTATCCTCGCCTTCGCTGCCGACGACTACAACGGCACGCCGAACGCTGGTTGGAACCAGCGCACCGATATGGAGCAACAGACGTACCACGGCGGGTATGTTTGGGATCGCGTTCAGTCGGGTGGCGGCAATTCGTTCCAATACACGATAGGCAGCGCCACAAACTCGTCGTGGGTGTTGCTCGAAATCTCCGGGCTGGATGCGAGCTATTATGACGTATCGGTCGGCAATTTCGTGCAGTCGTACGCAACCACGCTAGCGTCCAGTAACCTTACTCCTACTGCGGGCGACCGATTAATCCTTGCCTTCTTTGGTGCTTCGAGTGATGGACTTCGTTCGGATTTTACCGGCAACCTATCTGCCTCCAATAGTTTCACCCACGTCGTTTCATCTGGCCCGAGCCTCGTAAACAATTCAGACTTCATCGGTTGCGCCCAGCTTGCAGTAACGGCCAACGGATCGACGGCTTACAACACCACCGGCACTATCCCGGACGATAGTCAGTCGCGCTCTGCGATGCTAATTTCGCTCAAGGTGGCGACGGGCGGCACGGCATACAGCCTGACGGCTTCCGGAGCGTCCTACGCCGTCACCGGCACCGCAGCCATCCTCAAGCGCTCCCGCAAGCTGGCGATGGCAAGCGCGGCCTATTCGGTCGTTGGCACCGCTGCAACGCTCCGGCGCGGCTACAAGGTGGTTGGATCGACCGCCGCATACCTGTTGACCGGAACGGCTGCGACGCTCCGCTCGAACAAGCGCCTGGCAGCCGCGACCGCATCATATGGCGTGACTGGGACCGCCGCGACACTCAAGACAGCCCGCAAGCTGGCTGCGGACACGGCCAGCTATGCCGTTACCGGATCGTCGGCGACGCTTTCGCGCACCCGCAAGCTCCTCATGTCGTCGGCAAGCTATCTGGTCACCGGCAGCGCGGCGTCGCTTGTCTATGTCGGAGGATCGACACCGGCCTATTGGCGCATTCTCTGCACGCACGAAAACGCAAGCTACATGAGCCTTGCGGAAGTATCGATGGCGGCATCATCGGGCGGGGCTGATCTCACCTCGACGGCCAACACGATCTACTCGACGCAGTTCAACGGCACCTCGAACGCCGCCTCGAACGTCTTTGACAACAACACCGCGAGCAACTGGTATTCGACCTTTCAGGCTGCCGGCGCGAAAAGCTGGGTAGGCCAGAATTTCGGCGCTCCAACGCTGATCGCCGAAATGAAGGTGTTGCGCAATGCCGCCGAACCCGGCCCATCAAAGATCGAAGTCCAATATTCCTATGACGGCATCGACTGGGTAACGACCGACACATACAATTACACGCAGACGGATTGGACAAATACCCCGGAAGCAACGCTTTCGGTCACGCCACCCGCCGCCGCTTACCGCCTCACGGCATCAGGTGGCGGCTATGCCGTTTCAGGGACTGCAACGACGCTACGGCGTGCGCTTAAGGTCGCTGGGCAGGCTGGATCATACGCAGTAACGGGCACGGCTGCGACGCTGCGCACGGTGCGCAAGCTGGCAGCCGCGAGCGGAACCTATGCCGTTACCGGCACCGACGCGACGTTGGTCAAGCGCACGGATCGCTTCCTTGCCGCAGGATCGGGTGCATATGACGTAACCGGGCAGACTGCCACGTTGCGTTGCGCCCGCAAGCTGGGAGCATCAGGCGGGACATACGGGCACACCGGCCAGGCGGCAGGAATGCGCGCCACACGGCTCCTTGCAGCCAATGGCGGCAGCTATACCGTTGTCGGCACGGACGCGGCGCTGATCTTCCGCACGCCGAACATGCGCATGTCGCTCGACAGCGGCGTCTATCTGGTAGATGGCACGCCGGCAACGCTCAAGCGTCATACGCTGGGCGGCGGCGGTGGCGGAAAACCGAAGCCCAAGCGCGACAAGACCAAGCGTAAACCGATCCCGACCGTTCGGGACATTGTGGCGGATATCTATCGGCCCAAGATCGAGGACAATCAGCCCGACCCGGCGCTTGAGCCGTTCATCCCGCCGATCGACAACGCCGACTTGATGCGCGCCACGATGACGGCGCAACAGATCGAGGCCTATGGCCGCGAGGCGCAGGCCGCAGCCGAGCAGGCGCGCAAATTGGCGCTGCATCAGGGCCTTGCCGCCAATCTTCCCCAGCCCGAACCGGAATGGAGCGATGAGGACATTGCCATCGCCTTGCTGTTGATCGCTTAAGCACGCCACTTACGCCTTTTGCACGAATAGGCTACAGCCAAAAGCATGAACATGCTCGATCGAGACACCAACGAGGACGATGTTTCACGCGAGGAGCAGGAGCGCGTGTCCGTTCTTGCGCCCTACTTCGACCTCAAGCGCACGTATGCGCAGCCGGGTAGTGCGATCCGAACCGTGTTTGACAGCGCCCGCGAACAGGCAATCGCGGCCAACGCAGCGCTCATCAAGTGCGACCCAACCAAGGCAGCCATCATCCGCGAGTTGCAGTGGCGCGTGCGTCGTTTTTGGGCGCTGGTCTCCTACTTCGATGAAATCCTCGAAAACGGTGCGGCAGCCGTCGAGGATTTGAGCGTCGAGGAGCAGGCGGAAATGCAGAAGCTTTTGGGCGAAGCTGACCAGCAACAGAAGGACTATTGATCCAATGGGCACCGAAAACGACACTGTACGGACTGAAAACCAGCAGATCGAGGAAGCGCAGCGTCAAGCCGGCGTCGAAGATGTGACATCGCGCGCCGAGACGGTCATAGAGCGCGAGAAGCCGATCGAGGCCGAGACCGAAAAGAAGGAAATCGTAGTCGGATCGCCCTTCGACAAGAAGCGCGGCGACATCTACGCCAAGGCCAAGGCCAATCGCGAGGCCCGTGAGGGCGAAAACGAGTTCGCCATCGTCCCGCCCGATCGCGAGAAACAGTTCTTTGGGGAAAACACCCGAACCCGCTCCGATCGCATCGCCGAAGCCAGGCAGGCCGGCGATCCGAACGTAGAGCAAAACCAGCAAGACGCTCCCAAGACCCGCACGCTCAAGATCAATGGGCGTGATGTGACGGTCACCGAGGATGATCTTCTTGCCCACGCCAGCCGCGCGCTTGCCAGCGACGACATTTTGTCGAAGGCCAAGCAGTCGCGAGACGAGGCCGCGAAATTCTTGGAGGAAGTCAAAGCGTTGCGGGCAGCCACACCCGCCGTCGAGACCAATTCGGAAGCCGTCAGGGGACGCGAACCGGCAGCCACACCGGGCGACGTTGACCTTGACGAAATTGTCGATCGCATTCAGGTCGGCGACAAGGAGCAGGCCAAAGAGGCCATGCTTAAATTCGGTGAGCAGATCGAAAACCGAGTGCGTGAGAGGATCGGCAACCTCGATGACGTGATCGACCAGCACATGGCGACCGTCCAAGAGAACACCCGCCGCACGCAAGAGGTCTCCGACGCGCTCAACACCTTCAACGACGTGAAGGTCAACGACGTGCCAGTCATGCACACCCCGCTTGGTCGAACGGCTATTGCCCAAGAGTCCATCGTCATCATGCGGGATGCCATGCGCGAGGCCGGTCTAGAAGATGGCTTTGTCGAGAGCTTGAAGCGTGAACACGGCATGTCCGAGTTGCAGGCCGCACGCTACTGCTACGACGAAATGGAGAGGCTGGGACACGTCCTACCTTCCCGTGCAGATGTCGTCACAAGGGCCGGTGAGAGCGTCATGAAGCAACTGGGGCTTCGCCGCGCCACCGTCGCCAACCCCAACACGCCCGATCTGACTGCCCGCGCTGACCGCAAACAGCAGATCACGTCACAACCACGCCGGGCTATCCAGCCCTCACAACTGCCAGCGACCGAGAAAACGCGGCAAGAAGTGCGATTGCAGGCCGTCCGCAATATGCAGGCGGCACGCGGCAAGCGCCGTTGAGGGTGCCCGGCAGCACAAAGGAAATGAGACTATGACCGGACAGCTTTGGTCCTCTGATGCCAGCGGCGGCTTCCTGTATTCGGATAACCTCTCCGAATACCTCCGCATGGAGTTGCAGCCGCGCACCAAATTCCGCAATCTCGCGGACGCGAAAGACGACGCCCTTGGTCTCCACAAGGGGGACACGTACAATTGGAACGTGTACTCAACGCTGGAGACCCGTGGTGGCCCGATCCTCGAAGGCCAGCGCATGCCGGAGACCCAGTTCTCCATCCAGCAGCGTTCGCTTACCATCGGCGAGTTCGGCAATTCCGTGCCCTTCACCAAGAAGGTCGAGTTGCTGGGCGAACACGATGTTAAGGACGTGATCGACCAGACGTTGCGCGACGACGCCCGCAAGGTGTTCGACCGTATGACGGCCTACCAGTTCTTCCGCACGCCGCTGCGCGTTGCGCCTGTATCTGGCACCGACGTCGCCTCGATCGTTCTCACCACGAACGGCGCGACGGCCACCACCAACAACCTCGCCATGACCGCCGCCCACGTTAAGGCGATCGTGGACACCGCCAAGGAGCGCAATATCCCGCCGTTTGCCGGCGACGATTATTGCGCTATCTCACACCCAACCACCTTCCGTGGCTTCAAGAACGAGCTTGAGGACATTCATCAGTACACGGAGACCGGCATCAGCATGATCTTTGCTGGTGAAATCGGGCGTTACGAGTCGACTCGCTTCATCGAGCAGAACGAAATCCCGAAGGGCCACGCGAATGACGCCGCCTTTGTAGCGGGTGCAGCCAATGCGGCCAGCGCCAACTACATCTACCAGGCGGCGGCAGACCCGTGGAACAACGCCAAGTCGTCGTGGGCACTGTTCTTCGGTGCCGACACGGTGATCGAAAGCCCGGCTGTTCCCGAGGAAATCCGCTCGAAGCTGCCGCAGGACTATGGTCGCGACAACGGCGTGGCCTACTACTATCTCGGCGAAGCTGGCCTGTGCCATCCCGACGCGCTCAACGCGCGCATCATCCTGTGGGACTCGGCGGCTTAATCCGATCCCGGTAGGCCGGATCGCTCCGGCCTACCACCTCTCAACACATGATGCCGGCTAGGCCGGTAACGGAGACACAAGGAAATGTCTTACTCCAACCCCAACCGTCGCCACTTCGCGTTCGGCCTTATCGACTTCGGCACAGGTGCCGACATCGCCACGTCCTTCAAAGGCCCAAAGGGCAAGAAGGGCACGCTTGTCGATATCATCGTGACCGGCGTCGAGGTGTTCACCACGGGCGGCAAGGTCAACGTCGGCACTTCCGCCGATCCTGATGCCTATGCCAGCTTCGATCTTGGCACGCTCGCCGCGACCGACACGACATGCGCAACTGATGGTCTCGATCCTGATGCCATCATCGACGCCAATCTGCCCGCAGGACAGATCGAGGTTGTGTTCGTCAAGACGGGCGGCACGCCGACCGGACAAGGCTACGTCACCATCGTCGTAGACTACGCCGACTAAGCCAACGCCGGGCGCATCCGTGCGCCTGGCTCAACCTCAAGGGAGTTTGCCCGCATGGACAAGCGCCGTTACGTCTCTCGCTCCCCCAACTGCGTAAAGAAGCCGAAGGGCATCAGCGCGGATGAGAGCGGGAACGCCGCAGAGGACGGCTACACCGTCCGTCATCGTGAACCGCTCGACCGCCGTAACCGCTCGAACTACAGCGAGGACTATGCCAGCCCGTCGCTGATGGACGAAAACGAACGGGAATACAGCGGCAGCCTCTATGGAGACTACTGACATGCCTGAAAACACCAACACGAAGGGTGGCGCTCGCGGCACCAAGATCGTGACTTCCACCGGGCTGGACAATTCCAGCTACGCAGGAGCCGACAAGAAGTCGCTCACGGGGAAGATGAAAGGATCGGTCGGCGATCTTAGCCATTCCATCAAGGATGGCCGGGTGCCGAACGACTAAGCCGCACAACGGCACCACGGAGTAGAGCGACAATGACCGACATCCCAAAGCTGGACAGGAACAAGCCGTCGATCGGGCACATTCAGCCTGAATATGACGGGGCGCAGTATCAAGACGGCGAGCACTTTTTCGCCGGCAATGGCACGTACCTGTTCAGTCAGCGGGGCAGCGGGAAGCGCTACACGATAGGGGCGGAGAAATCCGCCCCCGTTGCGTCGCAAACCCAACAGCCCCCACCATCTGGACAGCAGCAAGCGCCCGATCCCAGCAAGGATGACAGCGCCAACGCGGTTGACTTCACGCTATGGGCATCTGGCGAACAGAAATATGAATGGTTCAAGGTGAAAGCCGCAGCCGCCGCCCTGTACGGCGACGACGTGGACACCTCCGGAAAGCAGGCCTTGATCCAGTCTCTCAAGCAACTCGGCGTCCTGCCGAAATAAAGGGGCGACATGGACTATGCTACCCTCATCGCGGATGCCGACGTAGAAGGTTCAATCAAGTATTG